AGCATCGGCTACGCTGGCGACCGGTGTGACATGGCCACTGCCGACATCGACTACATTATGTTTTATTATATCACAGTTTTCCATGATTGTACATACCCCATTTAACAAATCATCGATATGAATCCAGTCCCTATAATGATCCTTATTGATGTATTCAACGGTTTTTGCCTTTAAACGTTTGTACAACATGTCATCACGTCCAGGCCATACAGTATGGAACTTCATACCGATATTCTTAACGGTCAACATAGATGCCATTTCTTCAAGCATCTGTTTAGTACTAGCGTATGGATTTAGCCACCATTCATGGGCATTAGATGATGATGCATATATTACTTTAGTATCTGTGCGTTCACAGTATTTAAAGATACGACGAGACAATTCAACATTGTTCTTATAGTATTCTGTAGGTTCTCTAAATGACCTACGTACACCTGCAAGACCAGCAAGGTGAATAACCATATCGAAATTCTTTTGTTGAGTTTCCCACTCTATGTCGAGTAAATCACCTTCAAAGGTACCTACAACGATATCGCGTTTCCAAAGCTCATCAAGAAGTCTACTTCCAATATATCCTTCGTGTCCTGTTAATAATACTTTATGCGTCATTACTTTCTCCACTTTTCATTCACAAGTTGCGCTTTATGCAAAACGCTCATGCCTTGCATATATTCATCGGAAGTGAATTTCAAGAAAGCTTTTACATCCTTAGGGAAACAAGCTCCGCCATAACCACGTCCATCTGCACCAGGCACATCCATATGTGAGGTGCCTAATCTAGGATCAAGTTCAAGAAGGGCTTTAAGTTTACCCCAATTACCATCATATTGATCGTGTAGTTCATTCATGAATACAACCTTAGTTGCAAGGAAAGTATTCACTGCATACTTCATAAATGATGCTGTCCTTGCATCGGTTACATGTACATGCTTACCTAGGTTTTCAAACAAGTCTTCCCAAAACCATAAGGCTGAAGTAGGCTTACCACCTAGTATTACAATCTCATTAGTCCTAATATCCGAAGCTGCATTAGCTGCAGTAAGAAACTCAGGTGAGTATGTAACATTTGGCCTGAGTATATTTAATCTTCTAATGTACTCAGGATTAACAGTTGACTTTATCAAGATTGGTATATCTTTAGGTAATCCTTTTAGAATAGTGGTTATAATACTATGATTTACTATTCCGTCATCACCCGTAGGTGCAGGTACACATATGATAGATGGATTCGACGTGTCAACAGTCGGCTGCATGTCTTTAAAGTTAGGATCTATACGAACAATGTCGTATCCATTTTCTTTAAGGTAGTCAGCGTAAGCACCGCCTACATATCCATTACCAAATATATTAATACTAGACATATCAGGCTCCCATAAAGAGTTCGAGACCTTTTGCTTTTCGCTCTTTTTCAGCTAGCTTTTCAGCTTTACCGAATACCTTCAGCGAGTTGTCAACTTCACGGATTCTATCGATTCGCACACGAAGTTCTTCAACGAAAGCATGCTCTGATCCACCTACATGTGATCCAGTGTCTGCATCGCTATATGAAAGGAACTCATCGATACCAGCTCTTTCGATCCACTTAAATTTGATCTCTTGCTGCTTCTTCTCTTTGGCTATACGTCTTAAGAATGCATAGTAACAAATCTGAGTAAAGTATGCAAACGCATTAGGGTTACCCGTACGTGTAGCTGCTTCGATATTGTAGTTGGTAATTGCTTTAAGACAATTCTCGACTGCATCCATAACCATCTCTTCACGATAGGTATAACGGATAAAGTTAGATTTGTGCGATAAGCCTTCTGCAATCTTTAGAAAGCAGTGTGCGATATAGTCAGGAACAATGGGAAGCGCCGTCTCGGCATCTTGTGCCTCATTGACCTTACTTACATACTCAACAACTGTCAGAGAGAATTCCCTGTTGTTGACGTAATGTGGTTTATTCTTTGGTTTCATCATATACTCCTAGTATATCTTATTGTATTATTATAACACAATTCTAAGGAAATGTACACTATTTATTTTGTTTTATTTATTTTCGTTTATACCGCATTTAACTGTGTACAAAGCCGTCAAACTGTGGTATAATAAAGATGTTACTGCCGAGGGATAGAGGTACCATATGGTAGATTAGTGCATAGTATCATTATCCTCATCAATATTAAATCCGTCATCATCAATATATTCATCTTCACCTTCGTCGTCTTCGAATATTGGTATCGGTCGTACTTTGAACTTTAATGCAGTCCTGATGTAGTGTTCTTTAAACAGGTCGTTGCATGGAGTGGTTGCTACAATACTATTTATATAGATTGAAATGACGTTGTTATCTGACATTGGCATCCACTCGGTGAAGAAGAATGATTCGGTATCTCCTAACGTTGGCATCATATTGAGAGATAGTGGAGATTCTATTACGAGCCTATCCTTTTCCATAGCTCTAATCAAACCAACTACTTCGTCACCGGAGACTAACTTCAGGTGTTGTATGTTAATAGTATCTAATACATTTTCCATTATATGTCCACTTCATAAATTTTATATTTGAATTTTTCTTTACCGTAGATTTTCATCCGTTCGGCAGCGTGTAGTAATGTGTAGTTCTTCCTAGCTTTCCAACCAAGGTTATCAGCCAGGTCAAATAGCTTTGTTGCTTGACCATTGTCAGACTTGCGTAAACCACGTCCAATAGATTGTAACACTTTAATCTGTGACTTAGATGGACTTGCAAAGACAACATTGTGCAAGTTTCTAATATTGACACCAGTACTGAATGTGCCAAGTGATGCCACAATGATTGCATTCTTCTGTGTCTCAGTAATCTTTCGGATATCCTCACGTACGTCAGCACCAGTTTCACCTGACACATAGAAGATCTGTCTACGTTTATGCGACTTGTTCTTTATCATATCATACAAAGGTTTACCGTGCTTTTCTACATATTGAAACAATACAAGTGTATTACCTTCCTGATCTAATGCCAGATTAGTGATAAAGCTATTACGTTTCTCATATGCAACAATGTAGTCCATCTCTTCTTGGTACTTCTTTTTACCCCATGCTTTACGTATTTCATCTGGATATTTGAGTAGTATCATACTAATCTCTAATTCTGAGAGTGATCCTGCATCCATTAGTTTTTTAGTAGTAGTCACATAGTGAGCCGGTCCAAAGTGCCCTTCAAGTACAAGTTTATGTGTTTGTGTTCCATCAAGTGTTCCTGTAGTACCAAACCGGTATTCAGAATCACGCATTTTAGATAAAATTGATATGAGACTCTTTGCTTTAAAGTTGTGAGCTTCATCACCAAATACTGCACCAAACTGGCTAAACCAATCTGGTCCTAGCTTATATATTGACTGCCATGTAGATACGATAATCCGCTCTTGCTCAGCAAACTTAGGTCTACCTGAATAGATTCTGTGTATCATTTCTTCATTATCAAATGTATCATCAAATTGACTATAGTCACCAAAGTCACTATACATCTGTTGAACTAATGAAGTAGTAGGTACAATAATCAAGATTCTTTTATCGAATCGTTCTAAGAACCATCGAATAATAAGATAGATTATGAGTGACTTACCAGATGCTGTAGGTGATATAAGCAATGCGCGTTTCTTTGATAACGCATGGCTAACTGCATCTAACTGATAATCACGTGGCACAATTGCTTTACCATTAGATGATAACGTCAAATCGTTTACCCAGCTCATATCGACTACGGAATTAGTACTAGGTACTCCGTAATACGCATCATGCTCTATTTCAATGTGGTAGTCACGTCCGGGTGTGGAGGCGAATTCTTGCACGTATGCAAATAATCCACCAGGTAGATCTCCTGATCTTACATCGAAGAGACGGATCTTGCCGTCCCACATTTTGTTCTTATATGAGGGCATGAATTTATACCCAGGAACAAAGAATGTAAAGAAATCAGATATCTCGTTGGCAATACCTGGATCTGTATCGATCGTTAGGTATGCATGATTCTTCTTCTTTACGCGTATTACTTCGGACATTATTATGCACCTGATTCAAATTTGCGCCAGTCTATTGCGTTTTTAATACTAGAATGCCTCCATCGAATATTGTTAATTATCTCTTCAAGGGTTTCCTTGATAGTAGTAATATATTCGAGTCGTGCTTGGGATTCTTGGATATGGGGATCAGCGTCATAATAATAATTCATTTCGCCTTTTAATATCTTGAGTCCGTTCAATGCATCGTATTCCCAGCCAAGGTCATCGATCTGATCCTTAGTGAGTTTACCATTGTACCAAAGCCACTTGTTTTTAAGCAGGACTTTGAATTCCATATCTTTACGTTTAAGCTGGAGTTTTGTTGTTGTGAGGAGTTCTAGATACTTAGCATGGAGTTTAGCAGAGTCTATTGATGCCTGGTCTAAACGAAGCTCATCTATCTTTGAGTCTTCTTTCCACATGTCTAAGATTTTTTCGATATTCAACATAATAATCACCATTCATATTATAATATAGGGGGTTTACAGCTTTATTTATACGGCCTTAAATTTGAAGTATGAGTACACAAAAGTGACAGATGCTGTCAGATATGTGATATCAGTTGCAGTTGCATCAAAGGGCAATGAACTAAGGTTAATAGGATACGCATCAATAAACTGTATTTCGTTTGTAACGTTATTCGAGCTATTCATTACTTGCAGCGTGACGTCACGTTCCTTGCGAACACCGGTCTCAGCCTCAGTAACCATGCCTAGGATCCAATCATGAATCTCTTTATAGTTGGTCAGGTTTTCATCTACTAGAAATGTTAAATCAAAAGGCATGTACTCAACTTTATCAGGAGTCATGTTTAGATTTCTTTTAGGTGTATTCAACACAGCAGGGCTGACACTAATATCAGGCAATGCGATTGTTTGAACCATGTACTGAGCATTCGGATATTTCTGTGAATCGATCACAAGTCGGAAGCCAGATGGTGTAAGGAAAGAAAGGTTCTCTACTAGTGTAGAAGTTGCCTGTTCTTTAAAATTGATAGTAGTGGTATATGGCATTGTGTTACTCCGTCATTATACACTTATTTATAATGAAAAAAAAGGGCAACCCGAAGGCTGCCCAATTTGTTACTCTAGGGTTTAGGGATTAACCTTCGCCTAAGATGTTTGTTACTTTGAAGATACGGTAATACTGGTTAGCACGATCGGCACCAGTGTTATCGCCTGCAGTAGAACCAACGAATGGGTTAGCAACCATACCGTAGCGAGTCTTAAAGCCGATTTTTGGCTGGAAGGAATTCTCACCAACTGCACGAACCATTGTTAATGGAACATATGGGCAATAGAAGATACCAGCATCGTATGCGTTTGTACCTTTATAACCGATGTTTACATAGTTAACAGCAGCGTATGGATCGATGTACACTTTCATGCCACCGTTCAATGTACCAGCAAAAGTGTTGCCAGCGTCATCTACAGCTAGATTACCATTTACAGCAAGAGCTGGAGTGTAATCAAGAACACCAGAAGCAGATAGTGCAGCAGCCACATCTGAAGAACAGATTAGGAAGTTACCCTTACCGCGACGAGTTTCACGTGCAATTACATTAGCTTCACGCTGGATTTGTACCAACAAGCCTTTGTACTTCTCTACAGACCAACGACCGTCAGCATCTGTGTTAAGATCAAAAGTTCCGCCAGTTGTTAGGTCACCTTGTTGTGCGCCCAATTTAGCTTTCATGTTGATCGTACGGATAACTTCGCGGTTGATTTCAGCAAGAATTTCTGCAGACAAGATGTTTGCAAGTTCTGCTTCAGCGTCTAGACCGTGCACAGCTTTAAGATCTTGTGCAAGTTCCATTGTGTACTCAGCTTTCAAAGCACGAGACTTTGCAGTCACAGTAGCTTTTTCGATTGAGAACGCCATTTCAGGGAACGCGTTTCCAGCAGCATCGCCAAGAGCTTCAGCAGTTGCTGTAGCCATACCGGTACCAGGAGCGTATTCCGCAATAGTATCAGAGTCGTTACCAACAGAACCACCAGAAGCAGGATCATCTCCAGCAAAAGGATCGTTGTTGCCAGCGTCTGCAGAACCAAGGTCACCAGAAGCGGCACCAGAGAA